TTACTCCTGCATAAATGGCGGTAATGTGCTGTCTGCCTGTTCTTCAGTTGCTTCTGTGGCTGTGCTTTCGACCACATCTGCCTTATCTTCTATAAACTCAACAGTATTAGCATTCTCGGCAATTTCAGCCTGTGCAACTTGATATACCTCATCCATTTCAACCTGTGCCTGTCGTGCCATTGGGTCATAATTCTTAGGATATTTCCTTGTAGCATTGTTGCACATTTTTCTCTGTATCATACTCTCCGGAGTATCGAGCCAAGCACCACTTATAAAAGGTCTTGCAAGCTCACATTCAAGCATTTCATCTACTGTCTTGCATATTCTTAAGGTATTAAGTATTTCCTCTTTCTTAGCCTTAATTTCCGCTTTCTGCTTCTCAGTAGCTTTGTATCTGTCCTCACATACTCCAAAAGTGCTGTTCATCATATTCTGCTTAACATGTGCCAACAGATTGACCTTAACGCTATCTCTATCGGCAGAAAGATATGTTACTGTTCCACCTAACAACTTAACAGGATATACAACTCTTACCGCCTTATCAGATAATCCATTCTCTTCCCACTCCGGCTCTGTAACTACAAGTCCTTTATGTTTAGGCGGTATGTACTTGTCGCCCTCTTTAATTACCCAATATGGATAAACCTGCTTAACATCTTTTCCGTAGTTGGCAAGTAGGGAATCATATCCTGCACCCTCAATACCCATTTCAACCTGTTTCTGCCATATATCCTTGCCTGTCTGTGGGTCAGTTCCTATCTTTACGTTTCTTAACTGAAAATAGCACTCTCTTGGATATGCACTCGCATTTAGCTTAAGGCTTGCACAGCGCTTAACAATGCCTCTTAAATTGCTTGTATCAAGGCTTCTCATATCAATCTTAGGGTCACTCTTGACAAGATTGAATATGCTTGCCATTGCTTCCATAGCACACTCTTTTGCATAATCATCCATATTCATTCCACAAGCCTTATAATCGTCAATAATAAGACCTGTCATAGCATTACTCCACTCACTCAATGATGTTGTAAATGCTTTCTTTTCTGTTACTGCTGTTGCTTCTGCCATAATTAGTTTTCCTCCACTTCTTTAAATTCGCCATCTACTAATTTATAGAATGTATCTTCTTTAATTCGCTCTCCGTCAACATATTCGGTCTTGACGCATTTAGGAATCCAAATGCAGAAGCCTTTTTCATCTTTATCATCCGTTTTTACCCATTCAGCAAGTGTTATAAAACTTCCGACTTTAGCCTTCACCATTGAATTATATCCGGCTGCCATAATAACCGAATGGTTGCCCTCTGATACAATCTGTGCGAAATCTCCACTACTGCCAATCTTTGCGGAATCTCCACTACTGCCAATCTGTGCGAAATCTCCACTACTGCCAATCTTTGCGGAATCTCCACTACTGCCAATCTGTGCGGAATATCCACTACTGCCAATCTGTGCGGAATCTCCACTACTGCCAATCTTTGCGGAATCTCCACTACTGCCAATCTGTGCGAAATCTCCACTACTGCCAATCTGTGCGGAATCTCCACTACTGCCAATCTGTGCGGAATCTCCACTACTGCCAATCTTTGCGGAATATCCACTACTGCCAATCTGTGCGAAATCTCCACTACTGCCAATCTGTGCGAAATCTCCACTACTGCCAATCTTTGCGGAATCTCCACTACTGCCAATCTTTGCGGAATTATTGCCATTGTCATTTTCTACACTATCTTCAATTTCCTCAATCTTCGTTTTTTCAAGAGTAAAATCTATACAAGCCTTGATAAAACCCTTTAAGCCTAGCTTTGCCTTAATATGAAGTTTATTAGTTGCACTTTTAGTTTTCTGCTTGAAAACCTCTCCAAGTGGTTCGACTTCTACAAATTCTGAAATCTCGCCATTCTCATTTACAAGAGGATAATAGTCCAATACGTCAAATGGGTTTTCGCAGTAGTGCATAACACCAGCTTCGCATATCTCATTTCCATTTTCTTCATATGTTGTGTTTTCTTCGTACTGCTTACCTTTGCAAGTAAAATCTGGATTAAATGCTTTATATGCCATAATTATTCCTCACTTTCTTATATTGCGTTAAAGGTCTGTACTGCAAAAAGCTCATTTGCGGTTTTTTTTATAAATGTCTCCATCGACTTTCACGATGTATTCTGCACCTTTTTTTACAAGTTCAACCTTGCAAATTCCTTTTTCTGTACGAAATGTCTTTTTCTGTAAAATCATTTATTCTTTCTCACTTTCTATTCAAACTCTTTTAACTGCTCTGCCAACTTCTTGCACTCGTCCACAACATATTCCTCTGTGCGGATTATCAGCCCATCAATACGAAATCTGCCCTCGCACTCAATCTGCACAGCAAGGCTTTCTCTGTACTTAGGAAATCTCTCATAAGCAAGTTCAAGTTCTTTTGCATCGTCACAATGTGCGCAGTCAAATCCAAACCACCATAAATCACTTTCTATTGGATAGTTTGAATACTCTTTACCATATAAAGGGTGGTTTTAGGAATGCCTACATATCTGCATCTATGCCCCATCACATTGAATGTAACGACACATTTATATCCTGCGTGTTCAAATTCGCGCTCTACTATATATCTATCGTTCATATTATCCCTCCACAATCTCTAATTTCTCGCTATCGTTGACAATCAGCATAATCAACTGGCTATCAACCATATCAGCAACTTTCTTCTGATTAGTACTGTCAAGGCTCTCACTATCATCAAGGATAATAGGTACTGACATACCGCTAATCTTCTGAATAGAGTTACAAATATCAACTCTGCCTAAAATCCTGTTGCCCTTATTACTCATAGTGGTAAGAATTGATTTTCCGTTAACAGCCGGTATACAACAGCTCTTGTAATTACCATTTTTGGCATATTCAAACAACTGCCACTTAACTAACCCAAAATGGCTGTTTACTGCTTCTGTCAAGGCTTCATTCTTTGCTTTGTCTAATTTATCAAGTAAATCAAGGATTTTCTCGGCATTAGCCTTATTCTGTTCAGAATCAATCCTTGCCTGCTTTAATTCTTCAAGTCGCTGTTCGTCTGCTGCCGTATCAGACTTTGCAATCTGGCTTTCACATTCTGCTAACTGCTGCCTTAAATCATTTTCCTGTGCCTTTAATTCAACCTTGACACTTGATATATCATTAGCCTTAGACATAGCCTGTTCTTTTTCAGCTATCTGTTTTTCAAGTGCCTTGTATTCCTCTGTAGCTGTTACATCAATTTCCTGTGGAAGTTCAGATAACTGCTTTTCAAGATCTGCTAAATCCACTAAATGTTTCTCTAACTTCTGTTTTCTATCAGTCAATTCCTGTTCAGCTTCAACTAACAATCCTTTAGCCTCATCAAGCATTTCCTTAGCCGTGTTGCCTTTATCAGTAATCCTGTTAAGTTCAGCTTCTTTGTGTGCCTTAAAATCTGTCCTTAATTCCTCTTTTTTATCCTCTGGATATTCCTGTTTGCAATAAGGGCAAATAAGGCTATTCTCGTCAAATACGCGTTCTTTTTCAGCTTTCCATTCAGCTCTGCTATCATCAAGTGTTTTCTGATATTCACCTATCTTATCCTTATCAAAACCAACTACATTTTCTGCGTTGCTGATTGATTTCTTACTATCCTCAATCACATAATTAAGGTTGTTAATCTGTGATTCAAGTTTTCTTTTAGCCTTAACATTTTCTTCATTAGCCTTGCGAGCCATATCGTTAAGCTCAAACTTAAGATTAAGAATATCCGAACTAGCCTTGTCATATTCAGCTAACAGCTTGTCATTGTCAGTCTGCTTTGCAATGCAATCAGCAATCTGTTCTTTAAGGCTGTTTCTATACAGTTCAAGGTCAGATACATCAATGTCACTCTTAATCTGAATATCTCTTTCCTTTTCCTTAATCTGTCCGTCAAGAATAGGTAAATCCTTTGCAATCTTAGCTTTAGTAGCCTTATTCATAGCGGATAATTCTTCTGTTGTGTATTTCTCTAACAGAGGTACTAACTCGGCTAATTCAGCCTTAGAACGTGCAATATCAAGGCCTGTCACATTCTCAACAAGACTGAATAAGTATTCTCTCATTTCAGCAGGCTTCTGGTTAAGAAATGCGTCGATGCTACTGCACATCCTAAATGTGCTCATATCAATATCAAGATATGCGTTGAAGTCCTTAAGATTCTTTCTCACATCATTAATGTAATATGAGTTATCATCCTTATAACCTGTCTTATCCTTGTTATAGGTACGCTTCTGTACTTTCTTCATAGTTATTTCTTTTCCGTCAACATCAAGTGTAAGTTCAACTGATGCATCCATATCATCGACTGATACTCCGTCAACTTCTCTTCTGACAACCGGATTATCCTTTAACTCATAATCACAGTTAAACAAGCACCACAGATACGCCGTGGCTATTGTTGACTTTCCTACGCCATTCTTAGCCATAATTTTTGTAATGGCATAAAAATCAAATTCTGCGCGTGCATAGCACATAAAATTTTCAAGCACTACTTTTTTTAAAACTACTCTTTCCATAAACTATCCTTTCTACCATTCAAGGTTCATAACCGATATTTCAAAGGCTGTTTTCTTTTCATCGTTCTTCATATAATCCCTTGACTGAAATCTGCCTGTAATTCCGATTCCTGTACCTACGGCAATATCATCATTAATTACTTCTGCACTGTATTCCCAGGCTATGCAAGGGATATAATCGGATTTCCAATTATATTTCCTGTCAACAGCAAGTGAGAAATCTGTAATTTTCTTTTTAGAGGAAGGTGTTTCTCTGATTTCTTTCTTGATGCACACAGTACCTTCAAGGGAAACTACGTTTTCATCTATTCCTGAATAGTTCATACTTTCCGTTGCATAAAAGTACACTAACAGGTGTCCGTCAGAATTTCTGCTTCTGATTTCTCCGTTAAGGGTTATCCTGCCATCGGCGCTGTCGATAAGATTATCCTTTTTGATTATCACAGGAACCATATCGTAGATACCGCTATCTCTTTTGACCGATAAGTCAAAAGTGTAAAATTCTTCTCCGTCTTTAGCTGTCCAAAGCAAATAAGGGGAAGTTGTCATTGTTCCGGACATTCTTGCGTTATTCATTCTTCTCTCCTTTCTGCCCTGGTTATCTTGCCATCTTCAATCACAAAACTAATAGGCAATCCCTGTGATATTTTTTCTAAATCTACTATTGACATTTCGTTAAAATCTGTTATTATCATTCACTCATTCTCCTTATTTTTTTCAATTCTTCTAAAATAATGCTTGCATAATCGCTTTCTGCTTCATACTTCACATTAGGTGTTCCTGTTCTGTAATAATTCAAAGCAATCCGGATGTCCCCATTAGCTTCTTCCATACAAAGGCTCATAATGTAACAAGCCATCTCGGAATTATCTTTAAGGGAATACTTGTAGTCATACAAGCCATTCTTATTAGCTGCTTCATTCCAAGTTTTAGCATTAACCTGGAACATTCCGTAGTCCCCGGATATGGGATTATATGCTGACATCTGATAACAGCTTTCCTGTTTTGCTACAGCTAACATTAAGTCATAGTTAATGTTATATTTTTCACAGGAACTTCTTATTATTTCTCTGTCGCTCTTGCTTAGTGGAATAAAACTGTATCTGTCTTTTCCAACGCCTAAGTCATAATCCGAAGTAAAATATTCCGTTGTTTTTTCAGTTTCAAAGGTTTCCGTTTCAATCTCGCAAGCAACCGTTTCGTTTTCAGCAGGTATTGTTGCCTTGGTTGCTTTTATTTTCCCTATTGCAATAGGAATAATCATAAGCATAGCTGCGGAAACGTTAATTATTATTCTTCTATTCATCTTTTCTTTGTCCTTGCGTATCTATCAATCGTTTTCTGCTTCTTGCCGTCTTTGCTTATAAGTGTCACATAGCTTCCACCGTCATCTTTAAGCAACATCCATTGACTAGGAATAAGTCCATAGGCAGATACGGCAATTTTTAATTCCCTTGTTAAGGCTTTAGGCTGTTTCATTCTTAGCTCCTTTCAGAAACTTATTAACAAAATAAACCTGCCCTTTGCCGGTAACCTTTGTAGTTTTGGTAATTCTCACAGAACCATCCGGATTAACAAGGTTGCTTTCCTTGATTTCAAATAATCCCTGTTCAACATATCTCTGTATTGGCATATTATAGGAACCACCGCTCTTAATCAGATAACCGTTGGCTCGCAACCAATCAAATAACCGCTTCTGCCCTATCTGATAGCCGTTCTGACAAATCAGTTTTGCTAAATCTCCAACAAGAATTGACGTATGGCTTGTTGCAACCGCATCTGCAAAAATCTCTTTAGGCTTCATCTGCTCGATTCTTGCCTGTTTCTGTTCGATTATCTTGTCTCTTTCGGCTATCTTGTTATTGGCTACAAGAAGTGCCTTTGCCATAAGTTCTTCATCAGACAATGTTTCCTGCCCGGCTATGTAGCCGCCATTCTTTCTGATTGACGGAAGAACTTCTGATGTTACCCAATGTTTAAATCTCTTAGCAGATTCAAGCCTGCTCCCAAAAACCAAGGCATAAACGCCCGATTCGTTAATAACAGTCATACTCTGCTTTCCGCCAAGGGTGTCGATAGTGTCTACTCCCTTATCTTCGTCAAATACATGAGTAGCAATTGCGTCTCTCGGATTTGTGAATCCCAGTGCTTTTGCAACATCTTTTCCGACAAAATATGTTTCATCATCTTTGGTAATGGTTCGGATTTCTCCAAACTCTTCCGAATTAAAAATCTGTAATTCGTTCATTTCATTCTCCTTTCTTTAATTTCTGTAAAACTATCACACTATGATAGTTTTATCGCAAAAAAATTTCAGTTTTTTCACTATCTGTCATTTCAAGATAGTTTCCGAGGTCTTCCAACTCAACAATAGTAAAAGGGATTCTTCCATTCATTTTTGAGTTAAAAGTTGTAATGCTTTTACCGATAGCCGTTGAGCACTGGTTGTAGTTTCTGCCACGTTCTCTGATAGCACCTTTAAGTTTTGGTAAATTCATTTATGTTTCCTCCTTCCTTGCTTGCTATGATAGTATACTATCACACCACGATAGTATTGTCAATAATGTTATGATAGTTTTTTCATAAAATTGTTTACTTTTTTATCATAGTATGATAGTATTATAATACAATAACAAAAGAAAGGAGTGATAGCAATGAGTACACAGTTTTGCACAAGAGTTGGTAACAATATAAAGAAATACAGAAAAGAAAAAGATATTACTCTTAAAGAACTAGCCGACAAAATTGGGTTGACAGAAGCCACTGTACAAAAGTACGAAGCTGGAAATATCAAGAAAATTGATGTTGAGATGTTAAAAAAGATAGCCGATGCTTTAGGAGTGCTGCCGGAAAGCCTTACCGAATGGGGCAAAGAAGAATACCTCACTTATAAGCAAGAACATCAGGGCGAAGAAGAAGCAAAAGTAATAAAAAAATACAACCAACTTACGCGTGGGCATAAAAAGGTTGTACTTAATTTGTTAAACAGCTTAATTGAATGTCAAGAAAAGTATAACTCCGACAAGTAATCCTTAATTCTTTGACATTCGCAAACCGGAAGAACTTCTATTATTGATATAATATCATGTAGGAGTTCTTCTTTTTTATCCATTTTTTCTTTTTCCATTTCGACCCTCCCAAAATACAACTAAATAGCGATAACCTAATATTAGAACAAACGTTCTATATTGTCAATAACAAAATGCTGTCATATAATTTACTTTATAAATATATCATAACTGTTTTTACTGTGATGATAAACAAATCGCAAGTTTCGACAGTTTACTTTATAAAAGACTAAGGAGAGGTTTATATGGATGATATGATATGTGAAAGATGTGGGAATAAAATGCACACATACGAAAGAGAAATTAAAGATTATACCGGAGCCGTAATCAGAAAAGAAACGTATATGCAATGTCCGTATTGTATTATACATTATTCAAAGGAAAAGTATAATCAGAGAGAATATAAGATAGCAAGTTACTTCGGAATGTTTCTTTGTGCTTTAATAATCATTGGCACGCTCGTTCCATTTGCTAAAACATTGGGAGTAGGCTATAACCTTTTTAAAATATCCATTCCTGAAGGATGTTGTTGCCTTATAGCCGGATTGGCTGCATTTATGTTCTTATATAAAGAAGCTCCTATCGGCGCAGTTTTTAGTTTTATCTGTGCATTGGTTTTTTCTTCGGCAGGAATAGGGTATACCCCGGAAGCTGAAAAATTGTTTAATGCTATTGGCACAACTCCACCAATTGAAAAAACAGTTGGTTTTTATATGATTATAGTCTCTTCTTTATTGGGGCTTGCAACTTCTTTATATTGTCACTTTAGAAAAAAGCAATCATAAATTAAAGGTAAGGAAATCTCCTTACCCTTTCTTTTTTAGGGGCAATACCAACGCCAATCAAATATTGCCCCACCAGAACTTGAAATTGTCCCCTTAGAGGACTTTTTTAATTTATCACGTTTATAAAACTGATTAAAGGCGGTTCAATTCGCAAGTTTCGACACAACATCTTTTATTTTGCATTAGTCAAGTTGCTTGCCTGACTTATCATAGATGTGATAACCTTTATCCTTGTTTCTTCCCCATTCATCAAAAGCTAATGTGAATGAATGGAATGAGCCTTTGCTTGATTTTTCATTAGTAAATGATGTTCTAACCCTGTAGTAGTCATTACTTGTGCTAGGATAAGAAGCATAACTATATCTTGCAAGTTCTGTCTTAACTGTAATCTGCTTTGTATTAGTCAGTTTCACATTATCAACGTATGCTTCTACATTGTATGTTCCGTCAGCTAATGCAACCGGGCAAGTATCACTGAACCCTACCTTGTCTGTTGGGTAACCTGCTTCTAATACGTCTATCCTTGACTGATTAGCCTTTATATCGTAGAGGTAATAGTTCACGTTAGCTTTGGATATTTTGATTTTAACATCTTGACTTCCGCCATAAGTCCAACCGCTAACAAATAATCGGTCTTTGCCATCCATTTTGGCAACGTCTAAGAAACCAACAATATTTCTGCTAGCTTCTGTAATTGGCAAATCTGCGTCAAGGTAAGGTTCAGGGTTGAGCCAATCAAAGTTTCTTGTATCGTGAATACCGATTGTCACGTTAAGGCTCTTATATTTTCTTACCTCAAAATGAACGTGTGCTCCATAACTAAACCCTGTATTTCCCATATATCCTATAACAGTTCCTTTAGCCACTTTCTGACCCTGCTTGACCGCTGCGCTTCCTAAGTGGGCGTACAAGGTAACATAATTGTCATCGTGTTGTATCATAACATAATTGCCATAACCCATTCCCTCTGGGTCGTGAACACAGTTGGTGCCAGTCATTTTATCCATTACTTTGACAACTGTTCCGTCTGAATGTGCGACAATACTATCACATTGGTTGGTTTTTTTAACAACATCAACACCTATCGCCCACCCATTCCCAGAATGAACTTTATCATAATGTTGCTGATAGGATTGTGTAATCTGATTTTCTCCGCTTCTTAATATTTTTGACATAATTAAGTCTCCTTTCCTTTACTTCATGCAATGTCTACAGAACCAAATTCTTTAACGTAGGCGTCTACGTCTTTAATTCCGAGATATTCCTTGACTTCTTCAATTCCCATAGGTTGTATTCCCTCGCTTGAAGTTCTGAAATACGCCCCATTTTTGGTTTTATACAGGGCTTCCATATTCCCTATGTAAACAACTTCTGATGTTGTTGTATCGTATAATTTTTCATTGATTATTGCTTTCATTCTTTCGCCTTTCCTTTTTATTTATCTATAATATATATATATTTCAAAAGTGGATGCCTGTCCGTTATACAGCTCTTTAGTCCATGCCATATTAAGCGATATATCAAATCCATCTTTATCCGTTCGTGATGTTGCCATTAGTCTTGCTGTTGCGCAATAACTAGCTGATAAGTAATATCCACTTATCAAATCTTTTTTGACATCACTATAAGAAACGTAAAAAGGAAAAGTTGCTCCGTGGGATGTTTTAACAACAATATAATATTCATAAGCAATATCGTATACTGATTGCGGAATATGTATCTTGTTATCTTGCGTTGCGTTTCCTATTAATCTCCACTTTTTGTTTGCTTTGTCAAACAATGATGTTTGATTACTTGTTCCTAGTCCTGCAATAATGTCGCCTTGAGCTGTGATTTTGCCAGAAGCCTCAATATTTCCTGTTGTTTCATCTCCTACATCTCCTATACCTGCCTTGACGTATATACTTTTGACGTATAAATTTTGCCAAGTTTGCTGCGATGAACCAAGACTAGGGAAAGTTTCTCTATACCCAGACGGAGTAGATTCGGCATCATTTGTTTGAATTGGGATTAAGTCACTAATAATCTTGTCTGCCTTAAAGTAATTTGTGCTAATTCCCATCATATCTGTTTCAAAAGACGTTATTTTTGTTACAGTTTTTCCATCTTGACTTCTATCGTAATATCCACATCTGATAGTCGGGCAATGGTAAGAGAAAGTTCCTACTCCTGCACCGATGTTAATTTGTCCGCTTCCGTTTGGAGTTATTTCACACCAAGCCTTGTAGCTTCCTGTTATGGTTACAGCACTACTACTCCATTGGTCTACCCAATCAAGTTCTCTCGAAAATCCATTTTCCGTAATATTAAAATCTGCAATTTTGCCACTTGTCGATTCCAGATATGTACCAAACAGTTTTGCACCTGTTATTGTTCCACTTGCCGTAATGTCTTGTGCAAACAAGTTAGTAACGTCAATCTGTTTGGCTTTTATGGAATTGGTTGTGATTTTTCCGCCGTCAATCGTGGTAGTGTTGGGAGAATAAATATTTTCTTTAATTCCGTCAGCAGTTTCTTTCGCTGCATTGGCTGTGTTGCTTGCACCTACAACCACGCTGTTTGTACTGATAGCATTGATAAATGCCTGCTGTGAAGTAATCGTTGAGATTACCGCATTGTTAGCAAATATATTCGCAACATCAAGTTCTTTTGCGGTTATGCTGTTTGCGACTATCTTATCCGCATTGATTGTACGGTCAGTAAGCACATATCCGTCTAAGCTGTCAACTGTGGTGCTTGTCAGTTCGCCGAGATTGTTAAGTGCATAAAGTAATCCGCTTTCAGAACCTTTGAGAAGTATTCTGTCCGCAACAAGTGTTCCTGCGGTTATCTTATTTGCATTGACTTCGACAGAATCAAGGTAGCCTGTTATATGCCCCTCAACCACAGTCGCACGGTCAATCAAGCCAACCTTTGCAAGCAATGTAGCCACATTTGCGGTTTCGATATTTGAAAGTTTGATATTGGCATACTTAATATCTGCTTCACTTGCACTTAGGTACCCTAACTTTGCAACCTCTGATGATAGTTCACTTGTGTCTAACTTTCCTTTTATAACTGCACTATCAGCTGTTAAGTAGCCAAGTTTTGCTACTTCTGCCGATAATTGGTTAGTATCTAACTTGCCTTTGATTACTGCGCTATCCGCTGTCAGATAACCTAACTTTGCAACTTCCGTAGACAACTCACTTGTATCTAATTTGCCCTTAATCACAGCACTGTCTGCTGTCAGATAACCAAGTTTAGCAACATTTGCGGACAAGTTATCAGTAGTGATGTTATTTGCGTTTATTTCGTCAATTTCAGCCTGTATAGCTGTTATCTTATCCGCTGTTACTGTGTTGGCTCTTACCCAATCAGCGTCAACTTTGGTTGCAACCACTCTGTTTGTCAATAACAGGTCTGTTGTCAATCTATCCATTGCTGTTGTGAGTGGTCCGGAATAATTACTTGCTTCTCCCTCGGCATTTCCTACAGCCTTGACCTTTGTTTCGCTTGCGGTAAAATCTTGATTAAGTGTCATACAAGGCACTTTTATCGTGATTCCGTCAAGTAATGTCACTTTAACAGCGTCTGTCACATCAAGACGAATATCGTCAAGCATACTAATTTCTGCCGGGCGGTACGTTAAGTCTTTCATAGGACCGTAATAAACATTTTCTGCGTCTTTTAGGTCTGCAAGAGGGTTAGAGCAATAAATGATATTAGGTTCACTACCTGCAAGCCATTTTGTGTCGCTGTTTGTAATAAATTCAACACCTGTTACCTTGTAATCGCTACTGTTTTTTTTCAAGCTCCAAAATGAACTAAGTGTTTTTTCAACAGGTTTTCCAAAATTGTACCACCCAAAATTAAGCACACCCTGCCTGTCGAAGTAAGCAAACATGCCTAGCATAGAAGCAATGTACCCTATCATTTCCCGGCAAGTATATCCTTTAATGTAATTTCTAACAGTCCCACCGGTGTAACTGAAATTTACTGTAACACCGCATTGTTTAGCAATGTCATTTACAACATTTTTAAAGCCGTTGGGGATAACTACTGTCGGTTCATATAGCTTGTCAAGAAGTCTCATTCTGTCATAGGCTTTGAATGAAATTATTCCGTCATCTTCCGATGGCTCTTGCATTATCTTGTATATACCCATTGGTATCATTTCACTATCAATACCGCAATATAATGCCATTTCCCTGTTTGCAAGAACCTTGTCATATTCAATACTTGCTTCTATATAAGAAGAATTAGTCGAACCTATCTGTATTCTGCTTGTACTGTTACTTCCACTATATAATTTAAGCGACTTAATGGTTTTAATAACCACTCCGTCGCTGTCAAGTAATCGTAATTCTTTATTAATCGGTTCGCCGTTAATGATTGCGTTTGTTAATGCTTCACTTGTAGAATACATTCAACCACCTACTCTTCAATAAATTCGCACATTGTCTCCATTAATTCTGCTTCTATCTCAATTTCTGAAATATCCGACAGTTTGATTTTTGAGAAAACTATGTCCTGTTCGGCGTTTTGTAAGGATATAAACTCCTTTGCAAATTCCTCTTTATTGGAAATAACATAATTGCCATTTTCAATCTTTGCATTTCCCATTTCGTCTTTTTCGGCATACGTTTCCAAGAGGTTACGTCTTGCTTCATCAAAAAGTTCGATGGCATTTTTAAGCACCTTTGCATTTTTTATTATTGTAAAAGCCGTATTCGCCTTGAATTTGTATTTTTTGATTGTCTGAATGTCATTGTACATTTTCGCAATTTGTGAGTTTGTATAAGCCATATTTATTCATCTACCTTTCTATGATGTCGAATGATAATTCACTGTATCTTACGTTTGACAATTCGCTGTTGTAGCTATAAACCGGTGTACTGATAGAACCGACATAAAAATTCTTTTTAATAAAATCAGTTCCATTTGTCGGGATGAATTTTGCACTAAAAAAGTCGGACTGTTCTAACAATCCGACTATCTTGGCTACTTTTTCTTGTGATAAAGGTATCGTTTTTGCTTGTAGCTTCCATTTCCTTGCCACAATTCTTCCGACAAACGTTGCTTCGCTGTCTATGCTTCGCCCTGCCTTGCTGTTCCATATTGATTCGTGACTTGGCTGCAAGGACTTAATATAAGGCGAAATATCCACATCATTAATTTCTAAAAACATCCTATTCTCCTTTATACTGTCCAAGGCAAGTCGCCTGTTTGCCTTACATACTCATTAGCCTGTTTTCTGACAGTGTTGAAAATTCCGTTTTCATTCGGAACAATTACAGTTTCCTTGTCAAGCAGCTCTCTTAAAAGGCGGTTTTGTTCCTGCATAAGTGCTACCTGTTCTGATGAACTGTATTCGGCAGTAACTTCATTGCTATAACTAGCAGAATAGTCCGCATTATATTCTCCAAGGCTTTCAGGAACACTAGCAATCTTGTCACTCCAACCCGTTACCATCTGATAGGTTTCTCTAGCTTGATTTTCAAAGCCTATGTCATATCCTTCAAGTGTCCATTTACCATATTGCTTAAAGAGTTTTGATGGGGAAGAAATTTTAAATCCTTTTTTGAAGATGTTCTTAATTCCATCCGTAACAGTTTCTAAGCCTTTCTTAACTCTGTTAGCCCATTCGGTTTTTAATCCTTCAAGGTAGCCTTGAATACTGTATTTACCATAGCTTGCAAAATCTGTTTTTGTGTTAAATGGTCCCGCTATTTTATGTGCCACCTGTTGTGCCACCTGAACACCATATTGCGTCTTACTAGGGTCGCCTATTCCGCTGATGTAATTACTTACGGAAGTTGTTCCTATTCCTGTCCATTTACTTGGATTAAAGCCTTCTTCCATTTTGCTTGAAACTGTTTGGCTAGTGGCATCTGTATTTTTCAAAACGTCACTTACGCTTGTTATATTTTCAGCTAATTCCTTATAACGTGTCTTTGTATCGTTGGCTTTTTGCTCCTGGTAAGCGTACAGTGATGTTTGGGTGTCTATTGCTCCGCTTGCAATAGAGGTATAATAATCAAGCTGTGTCTCAAGATTTGCCAATACGTCTGCACTTTCTCTATATTTTTCGTTAAGTGCTTCATAATTCGCAACAGCGTCTCGCCACTGCTTTCCTACGTTTTTACTACTAGCAGTTATTTCTACTATTTCCTTTTCCGACTTTTTAAGACCTCTTGGCAATGTATCATTAAATGCTTCATCTGCGTACTTGTCGTACATATCCCAAAACTTATTTGCTACTTCTGCCGTGTCTTGAATGACTTTTTTGCCGTCTTTGCTTAATATAGGTTGAAAATTGCCATATTTGTAATGTTCGGCAAGGTATGTCCTCATTTGGTCTTGCCCAATCTGATATTCAGCTTGAAGGTCAACCGCTTTCTGTTGTGCTTTTTTCGTTTCGCTCTTGCTTTTGTCATATGTGTTACGCTGTTCCATAATGAGGTCTGTTGTCTCGGTTATTCCCTTTGACGCAGCTTCCTGTAAACCTTTTGCTTTCAACGCGTCTATGACATCATAAATTTTCTCTTTTTGTTCATCTAATGTGCTGTTTTCATCTTCAAGTATTGACTTGAACTGCTCTCCGCCCTCTTCGATAAGTATTTTTTTATACTCGTCAAGTTTCTTTAAGGCTTCCGTACTCTTGTCGGCACCATCCGCTAACTCAAAGTATTTATCTGCTATTATTTTGAGCTTGTCAGCTTGCGTGTTTGTATCATTTTTTTGAAATGAATCGTAAATTCCGTCAGCGAGTTCTTTTATTTTGCCATTCGAGGTATCAATGTCATCAACAAACTTCTGTGTTATTTCATCAACTTCCCCTCTAGCTTTTTCATAAAGTTCCGCAAGTTCTCTGTAATATTTGGTCTCATATATCAGAACCGCCGCAGTTACTCCTCCTATTATTGTCGCAACTGCCCCAAACGGAGAAGTAAGCCCACTTATAAATGCACTTCCTACCTTTGTACCTGCTAAAGCCATTACGCTTCCAACTCCGCTCACTAAGTTGCCGGTTGACACTTGAGATTTAAAACCACCAAAGAAGCTTGTTACGGCTGTCTTTGCTAACTTGCCCATTCCTACGGCAAGTCCTATTTTTGCTACAGTTCCCCAATCAATTTCTTGTAAGAGGTGCCCGATAAAGCTAGCAAACTGTTTCCAATTAAGTGTTTTGAAAAAGGTTGTTACAAAATCCCATATTCCGTTTAAAATGCCGTTAATGGCGCTTGCAAAACTCCTAGGCTTGATATTCTTTATTGCATTGTTAATTAAAGAAGTAAGGTCACTTGCAAGTCGTTTCCAATTAAAGTTATTTGTAAACCCAGCGACTAAGTCCAATGTATTGGTAATGCTTTTTCCAATGAATGTGCCTGTCTTGTCCCACCCAAAAGAGTGAATACCATTGCTAAGTTTTTTAGCAATCGTTTCTCCGGCTTTATAATATTCGCCGTTAGCGATTAATTTGCCTATGTTCTTAAGGAAATAAAGTTTGCTTTCAAACTTGTCCGCCCATTCATTGGCTTTATTATTCATATTGTCAAAGGCTTTCTGCCATACTTTTTCGTATTCGCTTGTGGCTTCGACAATTTTATCTGTTAAGTCAATGTCTCCGGTTCCTGTGCTTTTGCCACTACTATCGCTGTTTTCAGAAAGTTTATTAACTTCGTCAAAGCCCATAAGGGAAATAGCGGCTTTTTTCGCGCTTTCGGCTACTCCGTCATAGCCGTCCGAAATATCCCCTAATCCGTCTGTTGTGTCTTTATATCCGCTTTGTCCGAAACTCTCAAAGTCAATCTTAACTCCTGCAAATTGAGCAATGCTGACAAGAAGCCTTTTAAAAGCTATTGTTACACCATTCACAACAGGCATTACCTTTTGCAATATTGGAATAAAGATTTGCCCCAATACCATTCCTGTTTCAGACAAGTTCGTCTTGAACTGTCTAAGCATATTGTTAGGGCTGTTGATAGTGTTTGCTAAGTCGCCCCAAGATACCTTAGATTGGTCAAGAATTGCGATAAATCTTAACTGTTGCTTTTCAGCTTGTGACATTTCACTTACGCTTTTAGTTATTCCAAGATTGTAAGCATATGTCGCTAATGTAGCGTTAGTAATATCAATACCATACTTATAGAGACGTTTTGTTATCGTAAGGCTTTTTATCCTTACTTCTATACCATTATAGTATAGCCCAGCATATCTTTTTACCACAGCACTCTGCGTGCTGTATTGCCCGATAGTGTGACCTCGTGGAAGAATTATATTCTATAATATCTCAATTATAGGTTCATCTTCTATGCGTTGCCCCTGTATACCATTTTGCCGATATACTTCGGTTCGGATTGTGGTTGCAAACCATTTCCCCGCTTAATTTCACACTTTTTATCCATAGTCTACTTGGCAATTTCACTATGGTGGGTACTGTTAGTTGCTTCGCATTGTTTACGCAACTAACAATTCTGCCCTTGATTGCCCGATTAAGCCGCTTTGTAAGTTTGTGGCTACTGTTGAATAGTCCACGTTGAAAAGTGAGCTTATATCGCCTGCAAGCATTGTCATTGACTTTGTTATTGCTGTTGTTGCTTCGCCTGTCTGTCCTAGTGAGTTAGTGACAGAAGCTAATTGTGAAGCATACTGTGTTATCTCTTGTATGTTAAGTCCAAGGTTTTTAGCAGAATCAGCTTTGATTAAGCCACCCTCAATATCTACGCTTAATCCGGATAACTTGCCTAAAAGCTCATTAACTCTCTTTGAAAAACTGTTTGCATAATCTTCCGCATTGTCATATCCGTACTTCTCGTACTCTTTGCCCCATTCGGAGCCTATCTTCCCAAAAGCTACAGCTTTATAGTTAAACGCTTCTATGTAGTCTGTAGTGCCCTCTATAGACTTCCACAGGCTTTTCATCCCTCTTATAACCCAAAAGAAGTTAGCATATAGCTTACCAAAAACAGAAGCAAGGCTTTTTATCCCTTTGTGAGTTCTCTTTGTGGCTTTATCTGTGTTGTTTAATGAGTTTTGAAGACTTGTAGAAGCTGTATTAACTCTGCTTCCTTGAGCTGCAAGATTAGCAAGTGAATCCGCAAGTCTTATTACTCCATTACTTACCGACGGTGCTTTTGACAGCTGTTGTAACATTGTTATAAGGCTTGCTGTGAGTTTTGGAATATTAACTGTCGCATTTTGAACACTTTTGCTTCCAAGTCTGCTTATCCCTTGTGCAAGTGTGCCTATGCTAGCGGCATTTTGAGGAACGTTTGCTAAGTTGCTAAATGCTCTTGTAATATGGGATAGTGAACTAGCTGTATTGTTCAATGAAACAGTGTTTATATTGCCTAATTTTGTAATGTTTTTGGCAAGTCTTGTAAAATCTGCCGTCCCGACATTTTTCATTGCTTGCATTGCTGTTGCAAGTCTATTGACGCCGTTTGCAAGTCCGGATAATGATGTGCCATTAATACTACTCAATGTCCCCGACAGTTTTTCAAGCCTTGTTATTATATTGTCGATAGTATTAACGGCTTTGGTCGCTGTCGTTTGTATTTTTAACTCTAATGAATCTAATTCCACGTCTTGCACCTGCCTTTATAAAAAAATAAAGGGCAATAAAACCATTGTCTTATTACCCTTTTTTGTGTGTTAAATCCCAATTAGCTTTCATTGTTTTCATTTGCAGTGCAAATTCTTTTCGTTTTCTCTCAATCTCTTCTTCTGTCATCTCTTCATTTTGGTTCAAGCCAACAGGTCCGTTAGGAAAATCTACTTTATCCTTTCCCCAAGCTCCACTTCTAACTCCGAGTTTGATTGCCGGAATAAGGTAAGTTATAGCATACGTCCATAAGTCTATGTTTTGTGCATTTCTCCGTATTTTGTAACCTTTTAAGCAATACTCAAATTCTGTGGGTGTCATGTGCTTGAACTCTTCTATTGTAATTCCCATAGCAAAAGCCATAGGGAAATATTTTTCCCATATCAGCTTATGGATGTCTATTTTTCGGGATTTTCTTCCGCCATCTGCTTCTCTAAGTTCTCCGCCATTGCATTCAGAGACGCTGTTATTCCCGACAGGTCGAAAAAACCATCTTCTTCCATTGCTTTCATAATTTCAAGGAATAAATCCCTGTAATTCTTTTTATTTTCACTCAAATATGCTCTTGCAATCTGCTTAGCTTCTTCTCTTGTTACAGGATTTTTTTCAAGACATCCTGCGTATACTGCGTCTATACAAGTCTGTGGCATATTTCCAACTGTTACAGCAGCTCCTTCAAGTGCTCTCTGTACCGGATTTCCGTCTATGTCCTCAAACATTGAAGAACCTGTAAGGTAATTGAACATTTTCTGAACAATCGTTTTATCTTCTGCTGCGTCAAAGCTAAATCTAAGTGCATATTCTTTTCCATCTGCTTTAATTTCCATAGTTGTTTTCCTTTCCTCCTATATCTTCTATAGGAAAGGGGCAGTCCTTAGACCGCCCTTTACTAGCTTGTTATTCATCTATTGATGTGTAATCCGCTGTTTCTTCTTCGTCAGCCACAACAGCATTTGTTGTATTAAGTGACTGACTGACTATTCCCCCGGTGTAGGTTCTACCTTTGTGTCAGTACCTACCATCTCTTCGATAATGAGGTTAAGCGCCATTGTAAGAAGTCCATTCTGTTCCTTACTTGTGATTGGTAACTTTGATGGTGGCTGTGCTACAAAGAACTCTGCGTCTGTTATGCCCGGAGTGATCTCCTGGAACCACATTCTCTTACCACCGGTTAAGCCGTTGTAAGCAGTGATAACTTCTTTCCATTCTTCAATGGTTTCATCTGTTTTGTTAACTGTGACTGTAACTGTATCTGACACAGTATCTCTTCCGGCAATGTTTCTTGTCTGTCTGTCTTCAAGTGCCGAAGCATCTATCGCTTCCGGGGTTACTGTAATCTCGCCAATAGAGTTAATTCTTGAAAGCAGCTTAAAGGCTGTTGGCTTTGTTCCTGCCGTTGTTTCAACGCCATAAGAAAAAGTAACGCCTAATGTGCTTAACCCTGCTACTGCATTTGCCATTTGTCTACCTCCTGTTGGATAAAAAAATAAGAGCATTTCTGCTCTTTGTTATTAAATTAGTCTGTCATTCGCACCGATAACACGATTAAAACGTGCCACGCTGTGATGTATTTTGTTGTTTATTGAAGTTTCCGGCAATGCCTTGCCTTGAAATCTCATCTCTTTAAAAACATTCATAACCGTTGCCATAACCTTGCGGCAGTCGGACTTACTTGTGTTAGTTGTAACATCCACTTGGAATGTTGCTAACAATGCGTTAATTGTTTGTCCGTCAAGTGTCTGTCCTCGTTCGGTTGGGGTTAGTAAATGAATGTATACGGTAGGGAATACTGCCAAACCACTACTTTCTCCCTCGTCAGTTATTCTGATTTTAGGGTATTTCTTTTGTAACTGTGGTAGGCTCTTAGCCTTGACAAGTGCTACAACTGTACTTTCAAGGTCTGTCGCCCAATCATTAGCATTTGCCATTAACTAAACACTCTCCTTGCCACTTCTGTGTATTTTTGAATTATTTCCATATCAGCTTTATAAACAGGCATTTGTGCTTCTACGCCGTGTGTAAGAATGAGTTCTCCGCTGTCTGCATAATATCCCCATATCTTTTGAACGCCGTGTCCTTCGCCATAAGAACCGATTACCATACCATTTACCTCGCCCTTTGGATGTGGGCTTGTACCTGCTTCTCCGTTGTAAAAAACACCGGCTCCAAACTCAATAAACATAAGTTCTTTGCCCTCTACAATCAGTATTGCTTCATTGTAGCCACCAAAGGACCGGAGTTTGACGTATGTGTAGTGGTTTGTATTAGAACCACTTCTGATGCCTTCTGCATCGTAAGTGTAGTTTGCTTTTGCCATATTTTCATCTATGACAGGTATGCCAACTTCTGCAAGCTCTTTAACAAGTTGGAAAGTCTTTTCAGTAATCCATTCCTTATACCGTTTTAACTGTCTGATAGCTTCATTTATTGAATTTTGAGACAAAGATATATTAATTGTATGTCTTGCCATATTACACCGCCTTAAAGCAATTCTAAATCTGTAAAAACTTTAAATATTTTAGGCGATTGAATTGCGAACCAATCAACAGTTGTTTCATCGTGTCCGAACTGTTCTATATGTTGCCAATTACACTGCAAGCCGCTTTCAGATAGAAAAGCATGTATTATTTCATGCCTTAACTGTTTCTTTTGCAATTCTGCAAAATTGCCTACTTTATTGCAGTTATCAGAACGAATTACTATTAGCTTTGATGTATTGTCGGTAAAACCGTCAATATCTTCATTGTTAAGCTGTCTTAACTTAATAGCATATTGCGTTCCTAAAACATTAATTGTTGTGTCTTGCATAATTCACCTACTTTACAACTGCTTTAAGCATATACTTAGTTGAATACAATGCCGGCTTAATGCCTACAATCGTGAAGTCCGCTGATGTTTCATCAACAAGGCTGTCAGATGTGTATGTAGGCTTGCTATCAAGCCAGATAAGGTCGCCTTTTTGAATAGGCAACGCATTCCTATCCGTCAGTAAAATAGCGTCAAAATCAGCGGTATCAAAGCCGTATTCCTTGTTCTGTGCTTCTCCACCGCTGAATGATATGCTTGCTTCAAAATCCTCAGGCTTTGAAAAGCCTGTTTTTTCTTCAAGGACTTTTGGTATCTTATTGCCACCATCGTCAAGATAAGGAATAAAATTGCCCTCTGTGTCGGTATATCCCTCATAAAGGATATTGCCGTCATCATCTCTTTCGTAAATGGTTACTGTCTGTCCTTGAAGTGAATACTTCATAGCCTGCTTATTGATGTCAAGCATATTACTTCACGTCCTTGCCAAATCGCTTCCATAATTCAGACAGCTTTTCCCAGCCGTACATTGCCACAAATGCCACAACAAATCCTGCCATAATTGCTGCAAGAATCATATACCACAGTATTGTCATCCGAATATACTGCATATAGGCAATAAATGCCGCTACAGTAATACCGATTGACAGGATAAATACTATAATATCCGTAGGCACTTTATTGAATACTCCAATGCCCTTAATTACTTGTGTAATTACAGACACCACAAAAGCTAATGCTCCGACAATCGCTAAGATAATTGTCATATTTGCGATTAATACCTGCATAATTTCCATTAGTCTTTACCTCCATTCTTTAAGTGAATTTCCTGTATTTCGTCATACATCTTAGTTACCATTCCATTGCCGCCCAATGCGTGATATGCGTTATACATCTCAACAAAATTGTCATAGGCATAAGATGGAATTTCGCCTATTTTCATATACTTATCGTGATATTCGATAAGTTGTACTCGTAAAAGCAACATTGTACCTTTACTATTGGCGTCTTTGTCCTTTTTCTGTTGTTTCAGAAGCCAAACTATATAGCCAAGTAATATCGGTAATACTACGGTATAAGTTTGTAATAAAAATTCTTTCATTTTATATCTCCTGTAATTATTAATAGGCGCACCGCCCACCACCCTTAAAGTGCGCCGCCTGCTACCATATTGGTAACGCACAATCTTCTTTATAAACCTTTGGCAAACGGAAATACCCCAACAAATAAGCTGTCTCTGTCTTTCCAAGTTCTGTTGACACCATTTTCACTGTAGCTTGACATAAATGCTTCGCCTGCCTGTGAATGGTCATAGACAGTCAAATTAACGATAACACTCTCAAATTTCTTTAAGTCCTCGGCTATCATTTCATCTGTGTAGCTGTCAGGGTAATTTCTTTTTGCTTTTACATCTTCTGTAGCCTGTTTAATAAGCTGTTCGATTATTGGATTATCTTCTTTGTTGTCGAACACCACCACATCAGATGTAGTTTCATCATCATTCGTGACTGTCTCAATATGAAATTGTTCAAGTCTGATTTTGGCTTGCTCTAATGCGGTGTATTCCATAATTCAGCTCCTATAATCCTAATTTCTCAATTAACAGCTTCTTTAGTTCTGCTCCTGTAAGCTCTTCTGCGTTGTCTATGCCCTGTTCTGTGGCAAAAGCCTGTAAGTCAGATGTAGACATGCGATTAATGGTCGTCTTGCTATAGTCAAAAGAAGCCCCGGAATTGTTATTTTCCGGAACTTCTTCGCCTGCGTTATACCATTTACCATTGTGAACTACTATATATGGATATTTCATAGTTGCACCTCCTACTCTTCGCTATGAACCTCATATACGAATGTGCTATCCATATTCTCATATGATGGAAGTACAACCTCGGAAGCAAATGTTGACATCTTCATAGGTGGTCCATATTCTGTCTTTGTAGCAACTGTAATACCTACACCATATACTGTTACATCTACATCAGCTACCTGTCTTGCAGTTCTTTCTTCTGGTGTAGTGCCAAACCAAGTACTACCAAGATTGCCATCTGGAAGAAGTGTAACCTTGTTATCTGGGTAGAAGTACTGTTCCTTGCCATCATCATCAATGTACATCTTATCGTAAAGTACGATAGTGAGCTTTGCTCTCTTCTGCACTACTGAAATAACAGTATCATCGTCAACCTCAATAGTTGCCGTAAGGTTCTGTGCAAGGATTGAGTTTCTTATCTGTGCATTATCAAGCAAATACTGGAATGTATTGCTGTTCATAAGTGCATATCTAGCAATCTTACCCTGCTTCTGCAACTTCTTTCTTGCGTTGTTAAGGTCTGTAAGTGGCTTTGAATTAGCTGTATCGCTCCACATACTTGTGCCGGATAACTTTGCGTAATGGTCTTTTGCGTATGAACCATCCTTGTCATAATCGTAAGCGTACTGAACGCCATCACTTACAATAGCAATTACCGGATGACCTGCATTTGTGGAAAGAAGCGACATTCTCATACGCTCCGGTACAACTTCTGCACCGCTTACAAGGTTATTAGTATCGTCATATACGCTTGACAAAGCACTTGCAAGGTAAGGGTCGTCTTCCGATTGAATACGCTCAATTTCAAGCATTTCCTCTTCACCAACTGTCATTCCCTCACGGAAAAATGCCATTTGTGTTTTTTCCTTGCTTAATCCCTCTCTAGCTCTAAGAGTTGGGATTGTGTCAAAGTTAGATGGTGCAAGTGATACCGGCAAACCCTTGTGTGTCTTAATCCAACTTAAATCAAGTCCCTGTTTCTTTCTTTCAGGAAACCACTGTAAACCAAGATAAGGTATCTGGTTACTAGCATTTTCTGTTGCTGATAATGCAATAGACTTACTGTCTAACACTTCATTAATTAACATCTGTTTACCTCCTGTTATTATTCAAATACAATCATTGGAAGAGCTGTCTTAACTGCTGCGTCATATGTAACGCCAGAATGTGCTTCTGCCGCCTTTGTATTAAGATATGCCTTTTTAAGTGCTGCTCCCTGTGGTCTGTCTTCTGTTACATCAAATCTTAAGATTCCGATTGCTGTTGCTGTATTATCAGTCACACCTGACTTGTTTACAGGTGTACCAGCCTTTACAATCTTCTTTCCATTAGCATCCTTTTCTGTTACTGCTGAAAAATCAAGCGTTAATGGGATTGCTTCATTAGGCTCTCTTTTTAAAATCTGAACATCTCCTGCGTATGAAGTCTTTTCATACTGCATATTCATTTCCTTTGCCATTTTTTACCTCCTGTTATTGCTGAATGTAATGTGATAAAACGTCATTGTTCTTAGGTGTATTAGATATAAGGCTTTCTGCTATCTTTTCAGCATTTGTCTTATTGTCTGCACCGCCTTTATTACTGCCGCCGCCCGGAATATCTTGATGTTTTGCAATCTCCTGTTCCTTTGCCTGTGCCGCAGCCGTTTCTTTTTCGGACATAATCTTGCCAAGTTCGGTGTAATCAAGGCTTCCATCGTCTTTAACAACTGTCTTTGCCTGTTCAGCAGTAATCTTAAAATTTGTCATAGCTGCTTCCCTCTGGTCTCTAATAGCATTAGATTTCTGTAAATCTGCTATCTGCTGATTAGCTGTCTCTAAGGCTTTATTTGCCTTTTCAAGTTCTGTCAGATTGCCAGCCTGTAAATCGTCAAGTTGTTTCTGTAAGCTGTCTGCTGTGTCAGCCTTAGCCTTGTAGCCGTCCGCTCTGTCTTTTTCTTTCTTAGTTTCGCCATTGACCTGATTTAGATAATCGCTTACCTGCTCGTCTGTCGGCTCTGCCACTCCGATTGAAATAAGATTTTGTTTTGCCTGTTCTCTTGTCATAATTACCTCCGATTCACTACGCTTTTTTACGTTGGTTGCTCAACTTGTGACTTCTCCTATTTCACGCATAGGTGCAAAATTTATAAAATAAAAACAGCCACCAATTACTCGGTGACCGTCTTATCTTTGTTTGTCTGGCTCTGTGTGCCGTCTGTATTCATTTTATTTATCAATTCTTGTGCTTTCTTTTCTTGTTCTTCTACATCTTTAATAGTTTTGTATAGATTATCTAAATATGGCTTAGATAATACATATGTTTTTTCAGAATCGCCCCATAAACCAACTGTCTTAATTGCAACAAGTGGATGTATGCCAGCTTGTAAAAGTAAAAGCAACGTCTGTGCCTTAGTATACATATTATCCTGCGGACTGTGATTTATCTGCACATCAAAATCTCTAACTGACAGTTTTAAATCTTCTCCCGCAAGTCTCAAGATATTAAGAACAACTAACGCTAATCGCTTTTCACACGATTTGATAAGAGGGTCTTTCAGTTTTGCTCTTGATTTTGAGAAATCCCATCCATTTCTAAGTTCAACCGCTCCCTGCGTGTCTCCGCCTGTATTGCCTTGTTTGTTAGGAATAGCCAAGATAGATAAGGCATTGTTTATAAAATCCTCTTTAGCCACTTGACTTTGTGTTTGATTAAGCTCCTGTGTCATAATGTCAACATCAGACTTATTATCTTTATTCATTGATTTAACAACCAATGCATGATTTTCTTTCATTTTCTTAAAAGTTTCTTCATCAATTTCACAGTTAACGAACTTGACCCAATACTCAACAAACTGCTGTATACTATCCATTCTGTTAGACTGCATATTATTGGTTGCGTCAAGCATACCTATAATAAGTTCAATGTCAGAAAGTCTTTCATGGTTGTTTGGAAACTCAACGATAGGAATTTCTCCATATGTGTGTAGCTTTGCTTCAACCACCTTACTGTCAACAATTCTAAAAGACATAGTGTCGGAAAATGCCATTTTATACCAGTTTCCGTCCTCGTCTTTAAGTTCTTGTACAACAAGTATCTGCTCTTCGGTGCTCTCGTTGTAAATAGCATAAGTATTAAGGGGCGTAGGTGCTACAATTCTGAATGGTATTTCTCCTTTTTTAGGCTGTGCAGCTTTAAATGATGTACCTGTTGCGGATTGCCACTCTCCAGCTTTAATGTCCTTTTCCTGTTTATTAGCGTCTGTCATGAAATCATTAAGTGTATCAACCGCTTTATTGATAGTTTCATCATCTTTGCGGCTAATAAACTGAATTGGCTCGCCATAGCTTTGTCCTACTTTGAACTGAACCCATTCATAGGCATGATTCTCAACAATTTTATTAATTATATCTTCGTTGGATAGTTTGGTTCTGTATAAAACAGGTTGGTCGCCCTTGTAGTAGTCCCATAAATATTTAATAACTGGCTTATTCCAATTAAATACGCCAACAGTACTTCCAATAACCTTAACAACATTGTCTCTTGTTATCCTGTCTACATTTGTATATGCAATTTTTCTGCCATAACAACCTCTAACAAGGTCTTGAAAATACATTGTGTTCATATCTTGCTCCTAATAAAACATTTTACCGCTTGAAGTTCTGTTACTCGGCACTTCCTTAATCTGGAAATTGTCTTCATCATTTGGTACATACCATATCCATTTCCCACAATGTCCACACGTTAATTTATGTGTCCTTGGGTCTTTGCTATCTGCCTTAGTTAAGAACTTGTGGCAGTTAGGACATATAATTGATTTGTCTTTGTTGCTATAAAAATCCATTCTGTTACCTCTTTGCATAATAAAAAGCACCGCCACAATTAAGTGACGATACTTTTTAAAGATTGTCTATGGAGTAGTACTTTCATCGTAATAATACAATATTGTTTCCGAACAAATCGAACAACTTTTATTATTTTTGTTCGATAAACCGGTTGAAAGCCATTCTAATACTGTCTTCTGTGTTTCCGCCTATAATATGTGCTATCTGAACCCAGCTTTTATTTTCTAAAAATCTAAGATTGATTATTCTTCTCATCCTGCTATCGTCAAGTTTCGCTATAAATTCCTCTACTTCATTGGTCTTTTCTAATAAGTCATCTTCAAGTAGTTGCAATGTGGCTTTTCTTGCATATAAAAGTGTTTTCTTTCTACTGTACTCTGGAAATGGTATACCCTCAATTTTGAAATGCTGTTTACCACCATCTCCACCGCAAACAGAATCTACAACAGTTTCCCCGGCTTCGATTTTGCTTATATCTCTTTCAAGCCGTTCTATTTTTAGCCTTACTTCTTTGACTTCTTCCTGTAAATCTGAATATTGTGATAAAACTTCCTTTGTTACCATAATATCAATACCTCCTAAATGGATTTTTTGTTGCTTCAACTCTTGCTACATCATTTGGATTTTCTATAAACATTTCAAGCTGTGTAAGTCCGTCCGTAGCATCATCATGTTCATTACCGCCGATGCTAACAAACATTGTTAATTCATCCATAGCTGCTTGGTATTCTTCATTTCTTCTATATCTAACAATTCCTAAATCTGCATCTTTTTTCATTTGTTCTTGTGTGATTTTATGGCTATCAAGAAATATAAATTTTCTTTTTATATCTCCAGAATAAGCTATAATTTTTGACAACTTTTCAACTTTATTCGGCGCTTTTCTGCTTGTGCAAGAGCATTTATAGTCCTGTGCCTGCAATTTTTCATCTACATATTGGCAATACAAATCTCCACCGACATTGCCTTCAAATCTCGTCTGCCTAATCTCATTCCCGATAATTCGTCCAACAACAAGAGGAATAGTTACCTCTTTCGGTCCTTTGTTGAATACCCAATCGTAAATATAAACATCACCATTTTCATATTCTGCTCCAATTGGCATTGACAAACTATCGCCTCCGCCCCAGGCAACATCCACAACTCCTATTCTTCTAAAATCTCCATCCGGAAGTATTCCATTAAAATATCTTAATTCATCAGTTGGGAACAATAATCCCTCACGAACAAAAGGCCTTTGCATAAATTTAGCTTCCCATTCAGCTTTATCAAGTTTTTCTCTCATATCTCTGTAATAAGCTGTTGAAAAACCATTTATCTCGTAAGCAAAATTGCTTTCATCGTTTTCATCAAGTGCCGGTATTCTTCTGAACCTGTATTGTGGGTCATTTTCGTATTGTTTTCTAAGCCTTTCTAGTGGGTCAAGGACATTCCATAATGTACCAACCATAAGCTCTCTTGCCCCATCGTTTTTTCGGTCAACCATTTTGTTTAGATATTCTTGATAAGTATTTTCCATTCGCATAGGCGACAATGAATGTTCTCTATCTCTTACCAAGTCATCTACATACAAATATCCATCTTTTGATACATCAACTGCACCAGTCCAAGTTCCATCAATACCGCGGCAAGTAACTGTTGCAAATCTATCTGGATTTCCAAGAGTGATTGTAAATTCATCAGCACTTTTGTCTGTTACAAGTGGTTTTTTTGCATATTCCGGATTCCAAAAGTAGAATAATTCAGAAAATGTATACTCTTCCGTAGTGAATAAGTTCATAAGCTCTTTGTAAAAGCCTTTTGCAAGTATTCCAGAGTGGCCGCCCATAGCACTATGACTGTTAGGTCTGCGTAACGATACCCACGCAAGGAAAAATATGCAAATAGTTGACTTTCCAACTCTTGACGGCATTGATAATCCATAAAATTTAATTATCCTATTTTCAAGGTCTTCCAGGTCCTTAACTACAACCTTAAGTGTTTTGCGGCGCGGAAAGTAAAATCTTTTAGTCCAATGCCTTTTACGCTCCATATAAAACATAAAACTTTCAAAGTTGTAATAGCTTTCTAGCTTCAATACATCATAGAATTGATTAAGCAAAGGATATTCGCTGTCACTTTCCTGTACAACTTTCTCTACTTCCCATATATCTTTGCCATTAAACTGTTTAGGGTCTGTACAGTAGCCATTTATAAGCTCTTTTGTCCTAGCCGTACATTTTAACATTGTGTCAATTTCTCCCTCGCTTTTGGCAAGCTGACACACGTTGTAGTAGGTTTCTATGATATTTTCATCTATTCCATTTTGGGATATGTATTTTTCACAATCAGAAATTAAACTTTCCAATTCAGACATAAAGAAAAGCACCTCCACTTTTCAGCAAAGGTGCTTATAGACCTCTGCCTATAATTTTTCTAGGTTAGCGACTAACTCCATTTGTTAGCCGGTAATATATTTTAATGCGTAAATATCGCATCATTATCAATTTCAACTGTATATATTTTCCCACATAAGCAATCACAAATTACTTGCTTGCCTGTCTTTAATATTTTTTCCATCTCGTCCGGTGTAAGTTTTCTAATTTCCTCGCAATGTGGACATTTCACATAAATTCCATCTTCGCATCCGTTTATTATATGCTTAGTAATATCAGAAAATGGTTGTGGGCGTTCTACTCTGTCTAATGCCTTTTCAAAGGTGTAGTCTTTCTTGTAATCCATAATAATTCCGACAGCTTCATACTTTCCAAGATTAACTCCTAAAAATCGGTCTGTAACTGTGTTCCATATAGCATATAAGCTGTCTATATCGTCTTGTAATGCGACTATTAACATTTTTCTGCTCTCCTTTTACTTTATGCACAACACCTTTTCAGAAATTTCAATACATTCTTTTCTCTTCTTGCCATTGGTGCATTTACCGCTTGAATTGTATCGGCAGGTGCTAAGATTGCATTTTTTATTTTTGCAGGCATCGCTAACATTATCAACCCATTCACGAAAAGGGATATTATTGATTTTGACATCGTCTAATGCTTTGTCAACCGCTTCTTGTACTATTTTTTGTACTGATATTTTCATAATCATTCTTCTTTCTTTTCGTCTATAGCTTTCGTCATTTCAATTTTTGTCCCATTCTCATCTTTTGTGCTGACATAAACGCGTTTATCATCATTGCTCATCACATTTGCAAGCCTGATTTCTGTTTCAGTATCTTTAAAGTTATAGCATTTTCTCATTTCTTCAATGCAGTTATTCATTTCTGATATTTTCATAATCTTACTCCTTATCTCTTTTATGGATAATTTTGCCAAACATATCTCTTTTTTCTTCTTCAAACACGCCTATTACATACATAAACCACATCCAAAACGCACCGCCGATAGCGCATAGAAGAATAATTCCGACTATGATTATTAAATTATCACTCATTTCTCATAAACCTCTCAAAATCTCTCCTGCACTTAGGGCATAAATCATATTCCTTGCTCTCTTTGCGTGTAGTCTCGACTATTTGAACGCTGAAAGTATTCTTTGCAATTTTATGTTCATCTGCAATATAACCGTTTGAATCTTCGTATATAAGCTTCAACTTTGCTTCTGGCATTATCAGCTTGCTAACCCAGTTTGCACATTTCGGCAATCTATCAATTCCGACACCGCACCTGTCGCAAGTGTACCATTCTTTGCTATGCTTCATCGTGAATGTCCTCCCAAACTCTGCAAAATTCCTTGAATGTTTTCTTGTCCATCAGTGAAGCTATTTCATGCAAGTTTACAATATTGATTTCTGCATTTTGCTCATATTGCACATCGGCAACAAGGTTTATATCAACCCTTGGAAGGCTTCCGGCATAATGCTCTATTTTATACGAACTGCATAAGCACTGTTCGCTATCAATTGTGACTTTAGCAAGTTCCCTGTGTCCTTCTATTGGTTCTACTTTGAATCTATGTATATTACTCATTCTTCCACCAACTTCCTATATTTCTGATATATCCTTTATTTCCCCGTTTGAAAGTTTCACCTTGACTTCTTCTGCTAGTAATGTTATTTGAATTTCTTTTGCTGTATCTTTTTGATAAATATTGGATATACCATCAATACTTATTACTCCTTTTAAAAATTCGCCATCAAGAAATAATCTAACAATTCCGCTTGAATGGTCAAGCAACACCTCTTTAGCCATCATTCCACCGCCTTAATATCCGCCATCAAATTCCAAAAGCCATTCTTTTAACCCTACATACGCTTTAGCAAAGCAAAGCTCCATGTCACAACTACTTTCATTGACAATTATTACATCTCCACCGTCATGTCTAGCTTTAGGGTAATAATCGGCGCATCCGCTTTTATAAATCAAAATATTCCAATCACATATTTTGCTATAAGTAATTTTAAGATGCATTGGAAAATCTTTTGTTTTATCATCAAAAAATTTTAAAAATTCATTCATTACTGCACCAACTTTCTACCGCAGATAGGGCAATAATTGATTTTTATATATCCTCTTGCATATTCCCAACTTGAATTATCAAAATATAGTCGATTTTCTTCATCTTCATTCACTAATATTATTCCATTGACTTCGTTAAGTTCATAATCTCTTGAATAAGAAATGCTTTTTGTTCTTTTTGTATATTTCTTTCCTTTTTCATACCCGTCTACAATTTTAACGTTTGTTTCCTCGCAAAATTTGCACATATTACACCTCTTATCGTTCTTTATAATGATTACTAATTATGTCGTATGCCATAGCAAAACATAAAACAGACACAGATATGGTTGCAAGTATCGTTATAAATAAGCAAATTTTTTCCATCGTATTACACCTACTAGTTACTTTTTCTTCGGTGTAAATAGTGTGTCCGGTAATTCCTCACCAGTCAAAAATTTATTCACATACTTCATAAAGGTCGGCACGCTCATTCCGGCTATTTTTGCTGCCTTAACCTGACTACATTCCCTGTTTAAGTATTTTGCTACACCCTCCGAGAACTTATCAATGTCCCGTGTTTTAACTCCTTGCGCCATAGACATATCTCCTTATTTTTGATAATCGGATAGACAGGACTCGAACCTGTGGGTTTCCCTCTGCTACTGATACCGCAGCGGGTGCTCTTCCAACTGAACTACTATCCGTTATTGCAGACAAAGTAGCAATCGTCTGCAACACAAGTGACTTTTGTTGCTACCTTTGTCTCACTTGAATGGGCTTTTTCTACCATTTCCGGCTACACTCTTTAAACCGAAAGCTATTGATGTGGTGTGGATTTGAACCACACATGAAATTCCGTTAGTTAGCCTGCACCTACGAATAGGGATAGATGGATTTTTATTTTCTAACGGATTTATTGGTGTAATTGCTTACAGCTATTTACCAGACTTGTTGATAGCAATTCTTGATGCACACCGTTTTCTTAACCATCAGTTAGCGTTTACCCATTTCGCCACACATCAACTCACGCGTACAGATTACACATGAAACATCACATTTTTACAACGATTTTGACCTATGAGGTTGTGAAGCAAGGTTTAACAATCGTGAACCCAAACGCCGACATCGTGAATCGAACACGAACAACATTTCTGTTGGATAGCTTAGCAAGCTACTGAAATACCATTATCCCATATCGGCACGTGGTGGGTTTTTTACTTGGTTGTCCCCACCCAAGGATTTTTTAGTCAGCCGCAAGCGGCTCAATCCAGTTCCCTGTACTAAGTTTATCCGGAATATTGATTAGTACCTGCATTTCTCTAATAAACGCACTAGGGGTGTACTGGCAACAACGCCAATGGGGAAGAGAGGAATCGAACCTCTATTGTTTACCGCGTGGGAACTAATTTACAGTCAGCCGCAACACCGCCAATCGTTGCCGCTTCCCCAGGATTATACCGCCTGTTACGGTCTACAGCTGTAGGGTTGATTTTCACATAAAGGGGTGTTGTTATGAAAAAACTTGCCTGTTTCTAGGCTAGTAGGGATAGCAGGAATTGAACCCGCATTAGAAGTTTTGCCATTTAAACTATATCCCCAACCAGATTGATTTTAACTTATCAAGGAGAAGAAATGTCCGTATGTCCCATTACGGACTAAACCCATTGGAAGCCTTGAAACTTCCCGGCAACCTTTAAATTGCATGGGTAAATAATATTTTATGGGGTCTTATGGATTATATTAGCTGTCAAACAGCTAAACAGCCCTAGTTGGATTCGGACCAACGAATACAGCAGTCAAAGTGCTGTGCCTTACCACTTGGCGATAGAGCTATTTAATTATTTAATTTATAAGGGGTAATATGTATAGATTAACCTATCAGAATTGTAGATATATGTATTATATATAAAAGTTATGTATATTGCAAGTATGTATATAGGCTTTTTATTTTTTGAGATATTTGAGGGACTAAGTGGCGGCGTGTTGGGCTATTTTATAAACCCCCTTCCCCCGTCTATAATCCAGGCGTTGCCGTTGTGGGCGTATTGCTACACCCACATAATAAAATATATCAATATGCTTGATTTATTCGGTTAGTACGTCGCAAAAACTTTATTTTGCGACATTAAAGCGTTAATAATGGCGGTTTTATGGGTCTTTTTCGCTCAAATTGTCAGACAATAAAGCATTATTGGCGGAGTTTTGGAGCTGCTGCCGAATGTCTGCGGCTGTCAGGGTTTGCCGCTGGCTTGTTTCCCGGCTAACGCCCGGCAGATTCCAACCAAAACGGCGATTGAGCGCTGCAAGGTGTCCGACCGGGTTCTTGCCAGACCAGAGCCGACCCTCTCCGGAGTTTTCGTATTCTCCTCTTAATTTTTCAAGCAAAGCAGACGGCGTTGTACTTAGTTTCCCACTCTTTCCGCTATTGCTTCCCCATTCATACATAATACTTTCTTTTATTCCTGTTAATTTTGAAAATCCTGTAATAGTACATATTTTATCATACTTATAACATAAATATATATAATAATCTGATAATTCCATTAAATAATCATAATTATATACACCACAACTACTATTATTAAAATATGGTCTACTATTATTGTTATATGGCTCATATTTTCTGTGCAATTTTAAAATAGACCTATCCGAGAACGCGCGGCGCTGGGTATATATTAAAGCTGCGTAAAAAATAGCTTGCGGTTCTTTTCGCATGTCTTCAATATGTTCTTCTTCGCAGAACATTTTAAAATACATTTCTATATCATTTTTGAAAATCTCAACGTTTTCTTTTTCTTCATCGTTCAACACCTGCTCCGCCTCCTTTCTTGCAAAAAATAAAAAACACGTTCAAGACTTCAAGTGATATTGCATATCTGTCTGTAGCGTGTTCTTCTTTCTGTTTAGCTTAGTCAAATCATAATTTATTTTTTTCAAAAAATCAAGCCGAAAAAAAATTTTGCTATGGTCTCTCTTTCTTTTTTTATTTTTTCTTTCTTTCTTTTTCTTTGCTTCTTTCTTTTTCTTTCTGTCTTTTTTCTTTTTTCTTTCTCTAATTTTTTACTCAAAAAATCTTTTGGATAATACTATTAATGAAAATTCATTTTTAAGTACAAAAAAGGCAGGTTAAAACCTGCCTTGCGTTTATTCAAGGGTCATGCCCAATTTTTAACGTCACGCGTCGCAAACGTTGGAACGTCTTCATCATATCCGCTCTCTTTGATTTCTTCAATTATTCGCCTTGCTGCGATAATCTCGACAACTGCATATACTCCCGTGTGTTTCTTGTCACGTTCAGACATGGAGCCCCAATCTTGAGCCGCTACTCGGAGCGCCTCTTTTTCAGTATTATAAAATAATTGGAAGCCCGTGTTGCCATCATCTGTTATACTCTCGAACATATACAGAACGCCGACGGTTTTGTCCTCTTCTTCCTCGAAATTATATGGAACCTCATCCCCATTATATTCATGTTTTAGATATTCTCCAAGGTCTGCTATATCCTGAACGTTCTCCAACTCTTCCACCAATTCCTCTGGGAAGTCTTCCCCATCGCATCGGAAGTAGGCTTTAAGCCCTTCTAGCGTGTAAGGTTTAAACTCTTCTTTTACGCTTCTTTCGTTCTTGTCGATTATGTGATATATTTTCATAATTCCACCTTTCAGCCTTTCAGCTACCCTTTCTTTTGATACTCTTATAATACTACTTTGTGCCGTATATGTCAAGCCTTATTTTGTGCCTTATTTCAAAATTTTCTCTTCTCTTTCCAGCTTCTCGACTACTGCTAATTTGATAAAATCATTCACGCTATATTTGAGCGCTTTTATTCTTTCTTTTGTACCTTTTGCGAAGCGGCAGTTGACGCGCTCGTGTGTTTCATCATAATTATAATTGGCTCTGCGCTGCGCTGCGCTTGTCTTGTATTCCATTTTTAAAGCCTCCTTTTAGTTTTATAGTCTATTATAAGCCTTTGTGCCGTATATGTCAAGCCTTTACCTCATTTTGTGCCATATACATTTTTACCAAAAATAGCAATATTTTGTGCCATATATTTAGTGATCATCCCGTCTTGTTTTGTGCCATATACAATGGTATACTTAGTGTAACGAAATAAAGAAAGGAAGCCCGCAGGGGCTAGGGTAAAAAAATATGATGAAATATGTAGGAAATGTTACAAAAAACGCGGAGGAACTCAAAAAGCTACTCGATGAAGGTTATATCTATCTAACCGAAATGGGCTACGCATTAACAGAAGATGAAGACATAAGCACAGATGATACAGTTATCGAAAATGCGCTCTGTATCTTATATGAAGAGAACTAGAGTCGAAACGCTCCGCTTGGAGCGTCAACCGGGGACGGTCTCCCGGTTCTGATGATGACAGACCGCACAGAAAGAAAGGAAGCAAGAAAAACAATATGAGCAAATATTTTAAAAATGTAAAGAGCTACAACGAATTAAAGAGCACCTATAAAGAATTGTTGAAAACAAACCACCCGGACAACGGCGGAGATCTTGCAAAAATGCAAGAAATCAATGCCGAATATGATGTTATGTTCAAGATCTGGAAAGAGCGCGCATTTAATGACAACTCATTAAACGAGGAAGAAAAAGCAGAGACAGCACAGAGCACACGCAGCGGCTTTTATACTTCTTTCGGTTGGGAAGGCAGTAACCACGATTGGAGCCGAAGCTTGAAAGAAGTTGCGCAGATCGTAAGATCTTACGTGAAAGAGAAATACCCGGCTTATAAGTTCAGCGTTCGCACTTCTTACGCGTCAATGTGTCAAGAATTGCATGTTGAATTGAAAGAAAGCCCCATAGAAATTTACAAGTCATTTGAAGAGCTGACCGAGGACGACAAAAACGAGTTCTTTAGAAAAGCAAACCGCAATAACTATTGGTCTTTGGATCGCTGGAACGATTCAGAATTTGAAGCCGAATACAACCGCATTACTTCCGAACATGGAAATTTTTTCAAGATCATGAATGAAGTTACCGCCGCAGTTGTAAAAGATGTTGACGATTTTGTAAATTCCTATAATTATGAAGACTGCGACGGCATGATTGATTATTTTCATGTAGATTTCTACTACTTTGGATGTGCCCAAAATAACGGTCAGAATATAAAGATTGTGCCAAAAACGGCACGAATCAAAGCCGCAGCTACTACCCCGGCAACAACAAAAGAAACAACCGCAACGGATCAGATCGAGACAAGCGGCGAAGCGTTCACAGTTACCGAAAGCGAACACACAAAGACGCATGAAAAAATTTTTCTCGTAAAGTGTTTGCAGACATTAAACCGCGACGCTTATATAAATCTTAACAAGCAGATCCGCGACATTGGCGGCTACTATTCTAAATTTAAGCATAGCTTTATTTTTAAGAACGACCCGACCGAAGCGCTGAAGGGAGTAGAAATATCATGATGAAAGAAGAATGCAAAATAAATTGTTGCAGGTGTCCAGAGCGCGACACCTGCGAAATTATGCACGACCGCCTTATGAATGAGCTTTTCGCAGTATACGGACAGCCACAAAAGCGAATGAGTGAAAAAGTCATTAGGATTTACGAGCAGCACCCGGAGCGATAATTTCCTAACCGCCGCAGAGGATGCCAGCCGGACCGATACCGGCGGCGGTTTTTGCGTTCCAAACCTTGACCGGGCAACCTTGCCCGGTGTATAATAAAGTTGAGTTTTGGACGCTTGCAGGCTTTAGGACACTAAAGTTTTTAGCCTGTTTTTGCGGTAAAATTGGGGCAATTTTGCCTTGAAATTTTGCTACATTTTAAAATTAACTTAGTCCCTGAGGAAAACATATACCTAGGGGGTATCAATTTATTTTACATTATATTTTAGGAGGGTCTAACGATGACAGAACCAAATTACAAAAATAACATTGAAAAAATGAGCGTTGAATTGTGGGAAATTGCAATTGACGTTGAAGAAAGAGAGAAAAAACTCCCATTCTACGACGAGCAGGCCTTGAGAGCTGCACTAAATGACACACTCTCATACATCGCAAACGAGCGATACAGCGAAAGTGAAAGCAAAGCTGACATTGAAGCAGCGGTAAAATTGACCGTTGATGACTATATTGACGAATGCAAGGCAGACGGGGACTTTTAATGTGCGCCCCTGCACAGCGTAGGGGGTATAAAAATTTTTGCGTTATATTTTTAAGGAGATTATTATGATAAAATTTAATGATTTAAAGCAGGCGGTTATTACTGCCAAAAAAGAAGAGTTTGAATTTGAGGCGGTTTCCTGTTCAAAAAAGATTTTTCCCGGTGTAAAAGGCTATTCTATCCGGGATTTTTTGGAAGAATATAATAAAATAATGGGACTTGAGGATGAATCCGCCTACATTTGGGAAACTCTCGGCAAGTGCTATTCTCTTGCAGATTTGAGAGAGGACATCCGCCGGAACGTTCCGGAGTATACCGCTGCTTTATTTGATAAAGCTGTAGCAGCTATAGGCGTTTACGATTTTAATATTGCGTCAGCTTATACCTTAATCGCAAATTACATTAGAAAAGGGGGTAAAATTTGTGGCGTTTATGAATAAAGCAGGCATAAAAATTTCCTATGACTGCCAAAGTCTGATTGACGAACTTAAGCAGGATATAGAGGAATTTGGAAGCCATCTTATATTGGATGTGGTGGTGCAGGATGTAGAGGGTGCAACTATCTACAAGGACTATAACTTTATTGAAAATGACCCGGCAACGGAGTTCAAACTTGAACCCGGAGAACGGCTTGTAAAAATGACTGCTGCCACTCTGCTTATGATGTACGAAAAAGAGAATGAATTGCTTTGAAATCCGGCTCAAATTTTCGGGATTTTTTAAAAAATATTTTGTAATTCAGTTAAAGTACCCTAAGGGGGGGGTACAAAAAAGTTTACATTAAAATTTTGAAAGGGTGTTAAAAATGAAAAATAACTTAAATCAGAAAATTTTTGATTTATCCAACAGAAAAGGGGCAGAATTATATAAAAAGTCCGCCGATATGGATAAAATCGAAATCAACATTAATAGGTATCAGCAGATAGAAACATTTATGAAAAATATTCCCGGAAAAGTACCTGCTATGCCAATTCTGAAAAAGGGTGTGTTCGCTCTTAAAAATGGTACTGAATCGGGAATGGTAATATTTAATTCAGACATTGAAGATGATACCATTACTGTCAAAGCAGATACTCTTGCGGTAACGGATAATTCCGCCGTATGGCTCTGCTCTGCTAAGTACATTTTCCCTTGTGAAATGGCAATAGGCGATGCTTTAAAAATAGAGGACTATATTGACCCTAAAAGCCAGATTATAGGCAGAAAAAAGGAAGACGATGATACCAAGAAAAAATTATCATTATTGTTTATGTCTGCATTGGGTGTGACCTTGTGGCTCAACTATCTTATGCTACATCCTGAACAAAAAGAAGTACATAGAAAGAAAAATAACCCTCGCAATTTGGAACACAACTTTTATTCAAGCAAGGAACATATTATCCGCTTAAATGGTGTTTCAATCAAGACAGACAGCCCAACAATAGCTTCAAAAATCAGAAGCAGGAAAATTGTCCGTGTAGCGGAATGTTGGTCTGTAAGAGGACATTATAGGCACTATAAGTCGGGCAAAGTAGTTTATATCAAACCTTTTGAAAAAGGCACCAATAAAGGGAAAATAATCCCTAAAAAATATGACATAGTATAAAGCCTTGACATATTGTTAGTAATGCTATATAATCTCATTAATTTCTTGAATATCTCCACATTGGAATGTAAAGTAATTTTTAAATTTAATTTCCCCCGAATAATCCACATTGGAATGTAAATTGATTTTTTAACTTAAATATTTATTTAGCACTTTTAGTGCTAGAAAAAAATGTAAAAAGGAGAAAAAACTATGGTTACAGCATGGCACGGAATTTTTGACCAGATTTTAAACGCCCAAAATCGTGGAGATTGGGAAGGTGTTCTGCAACTTTCAATGAAATTGTGCAGCGACTATGAACTTGCTGTCCCTCATTTTCTTTACAAGGAAGAAGAATCCAAGGACAGAAGTACAAAATTACTTGTATGGCTAATGGAAACACACAATGAACTATTGGCAAAAACTAAAAAGTAGGCATTCAGCCTACTTTTTGCTTTCTAGCGACATAACAAGTGCAATACTAGAGTATTTGTTTTCTTTTAATTCAGCCAACATCCTATCCTTTGTCATATCCGGGTTAGTCTTTTTAATTATTTTCAATAATTCATCAATACTCATTATCCCACTCTCCTAACTGCTCCAAGTACCATATCAACAATATCAAACACTTCATCTCCATAAGTCGCGACAAAATCACACAATATTTCTTCCTGTTCAATCGGCAAGTACACATCATAGGACATACAAATTGCGTGACATACTTCGTGTATAAGCACTTTGCGTTGTATAAATCCACGCAAAGCATTAGACAGATAAATTGTATGTGTATTTTTATCAGTTACGCCTAAGCTGATTGTGCCATCCGACCGTCTTAATTCGCCCGAATTTGAATTTTTATATTGTACTTGCCAGATTGTGCCATTGATGTTAAAAATCATCTGTACGCTCCTTTCTGAATGAAATAAGGCTATGAATATTGCTACTCATAGCCCTCAAATTTACAGTTTGGAAACGAGTGTACTAAGTTTGGTACGCATAAGATTGCGTTCCTCTGCTGTCATATCGCCAATAAGTTGTGTAATATCGCCACCAAGCTCTTTGATATAGCTGTCAAGTGCTTTCATCTTATGTTCCTTATCCTCTGGCGTGTTGCTTTTATGCATTTCCTTGGTCTCTGTATAGTTTCTCTTTGCTCTGTCATAGCCGCTTTCGGTCATATGTGATGAGCCGTTGCCCGATACAGTAGGCTCGGTATAATACATTCGCCCCATATCCTTGTCCATGTCACGCATATATTCAGGGTCGTTGTAGTTTATCGGCATATGATAGTAAGGCGGTTCCTCATATCCCCTGCGTGTTCCACGACCTTTAGGAGCAAATCTGCCGTTAGCATAGCGGTAGTGGTCATAGTATCTTCTACCACCCTCTTCTCCGTATTCGTCTTTTAAGGTTCTAAGAAGTTCCTTGTCATACTCTTTCTGCTCTTCGTCCGCTTCTTTCATTGACTTAACAATAACAGCTCTGTATTCCGCTTCATTCAAGTCCTTAATCATATCCACGACTTCGCCCATTTCATTTGTATCGACATTCTCAATGCCCTTATCAAGTTCCGCAAGTGCTTTTTCTGTAAGGCATTCAATCATTTTGTGCATTCTTTCAATGTGCATAATCAAGCCTCCCTTACTGCGATTAAGTTACTATTCTGCACCTCAATAGCCTGTGTAGATGTATTCTGTACCGCTACGGTACTGCAACATCCGCAAGGTACATCAACATATGCCTGAGCTGAAACGTTAAATAAATTTTGTACTGCTGCCGGTGTTACAATCATTCGTGCTGACTGCAAAGGCTCTCCGTCTACTGCAATGGCAAGTGAAATAGCTCCAACTGTACCGCCTGTAGGTATCTGAATGTTGCCGGAATACGATACTAAAAATCTAGCCTTACACTGATTTGTGATACCTCTCAGCTTGATAATTCCACTTCCCTGTCTGTGGACTATACATTTAGTTCCACATACCGGTGTTTCTGTAAATGCCACATCTTCTCCGGCGGCAACTGTTTGTAATGCAATTCCTGTTATTTCCATTGTTTTTACCTCTCTTTCATAAAATAAGGGCAAACATTATAGTCTGCCCCTTATCTTTCCGACATTTGTGTCGGTAACATCAAGTAATACTGTTTAGCAGACATAATTGAGTTAAACTCAATTAAGATACTCAATTATTCAGTTGTTATCCGTATGAATTTACATACGTTTAGCATCCACAACTTGCGTTGCAACCACAGCCATAAGCATAAGCATTAGGATTAGGCACAACATAAGCTGGAATAGCTGTAGGATTTACAGCATTGATAATCTGGTTTGTCTGCGCTGTCATAGCAGTAGTCAGAAGCGCGTTCTGCCTATCCTGTGAAGCAGCTCTGCGTAAATCGTTATTCTCTGCTGTAAGTGTAGCTATTTTATCCTGTGTTAAGAAGTCAAGAATAGCTCTTGTTCCTGCCTGCTGACTGTCAATAATATCTCTTGTATTATTGTTCATTGTGTTCTGTAAAGCGCAAGTGTTAGTTGCCATGTTGTAGTTTACACCCTGAATGGCTTCTCTTGTCTCACAGCAGCAGTTAGCAAGCTGTGCCTGTAAAGCGTTGGTGTTCTGCATATTAGCAACTGTATCAGCATTTACCGCCTGCTGTATGCCATAGCCTGTTTGCATGATATTGGTGTTAATACCATTAAAGCCTGTGAGCATACTGTTGTTCATGGCATAGAAGCCATCACAAAGTCCGTTAGAAATACCATCTAACTTGCTGATAACTGCCTGATTATCAAATCCACGCTGAATAGCACTGTCCGTATAAGCAGCGGCAGTAGAACCCATTCCGTTGCCATTACCCCAGCCGTTGTTGCCAAAACCACCCCAGCCAAAGATTAAGAGAATTACAATCCACCATGCACCGTCGCCCCACATACCATCGTTATTACGATTATTGCCTGTTACTGCGGCAATATCTGCGAGACTAACTCCGTTTGAATTAAACATCTTGTTTACCTCCATTTATTTAATTAACAAATGGGATAACCGGTCATTATGTGCGCACAACCCAAAATGTCCTAATTCATCATTCCCTTAATATCATTAAGGTTTATCCCCTGTGTATTCATAAAGTTACTTAAAATTTGCTCTGCACCTTGTGTATTTCCACTGTTTATCTGATTAAGTAAGTTTTTTGCCATAGGATTTCCACGCTGTGCCGCCTGTTGCAAACAATTCATAGCCATTTGCTGCGGATTCCGAATTGACTTAAGTTGATTTATAGTTTGAATTAACTGCTGATTCATTCTTCATCGCCGCCTTTACTTTGAGTTCTTGAAATTTTTCTCTGTGTTCCTAAAGATTTATCAAATCTATCTTCTAACTGCCCTATCTTCTCCGATAACTCCTCAAACTTATTCAAGAATAGCTGTGTGCTTTCGTCTGATAGGGTAAATTTAGCATTTTCTACGTTAGCCATAGAATTTACTGTCTGATTATCTTTAGGGGCTGTATAAGGCTTATACACAATCGTATTAATAGTCCCGTTGGCATTCCAACCCTTGACATAAATTTCCGACATATCCTGTTTCGGAAAAAATGCCATTGAGCCATCCATAGGTACCTCATTAGCATTAATGTTTTCAACTGCCTGCACTATTCTTCCGTTAATGCCTGTTATCTGCTGCGGCATAGGCTGCTGCTGTAAGCTCTGCTGATAATTTTGTAAAAAATTCATTCTATCCATATATGGATTTTGGGATTGCATATAAGGATTATTCATCATAGGTGCTTGATAAGGATTGTTCATTGTCTGCCTCCTCTAAAACTTCCTCAATTGCGTGGATAACAAGAGATAATGTTACTAAGTCAAGTTTTTGTAATTCTTTTTTGCTTAAGATTTTCTCTCTAACTTCATCAGAAAACATTCGCATTACCTCTCTTTCTGACTGTATTTTTGCATAAAAAAAGACGCTTATAGCGACATATAATAGACACATATATGACACATAAGCGACATTTTTAAAATTATGCAGTTGTAAAAACGTGATAAATACGGCATTAGCACTTCCCATATGCCATAGGCACGGCATTAAGTTTGTGCTAAAAATTTTTTAATTGAATTTCGATATTTCCATTGACTATAACAATTTTGTCTATTATAGTCTTAAGTATCATATTTTTCTTTTTCTTGTCGATGTTGTCCCAAACATCGGCAAGTTTTTTAATATTCTCGTAAACAAATTCTTTTTTCTGTGTATCGGCTGCATTTTTGCTTTCTGATAAAACATTGGCTTTCATTGTCTTAATTAATACTTCTGATTCCTTAATCATTTCCAAAACTGTATCATTTCCGTCAGCATACAGACTGTATAATCGTTTCAGTTTAGTCTGTTCTTTATCAAGCTGTGATTGCATAATTTCAAGTTTTGTCGCCTTTTCTTTTGGCTTGTACGATGACAAGTTCAATGATATTTTAAGAATTTCTTCTTCTACCTGCCTTTCTATGTCATCCGCCCATTCAAGTGAATTGTTGCAGTCTGCGTTGTAGTTAGGCAGATAACTCATAGACTTATTTCGGGACATGCAGTATATCTTATGTTCACCATTTGTCCATTTTTGATACCTCATAGCACAACCACAAACTCCGCAATAGCATAATCCAGTCAGCAGATTAGGTTCAGTTTGACAGGTTGCTCTGGATTTTGCCCTGGTTTTTCTTAACTCTTGTGCGAGATTAAATCTGCCTTTATCAAAAACAGGTTCGTGTTTTCCTTGGTATATCTTGCCCTTATAGGGTATCATCCCTATATTAACGATACCGGTCAAGATATTCCTTGTGACAAGTTCGGACTTAAAGCCACAAATTTCCTTAATTTTCACATCTGAATATCCGGATATGAATAATTCGAGTGCTTTTCTTGCCTGTTCTGCACGTTCCGGGATAGGTATTAATATGCCTTGTTCTTTGCTATATGAATAACAGTAAGGCAAATTGCCGCCACCCATCCAATAACCTTGTTTTATTCTCTCAAGCATACCGCCACGCATACGCAACATCATAGTGTTTTTGTCAAGCTGTGCGAATACAGCCATCATCTGCGTGTAAGCCTGTTCCATAGGACTATCATAATTCACGCTATCGTGAACGCATTTAAACACTACATTGCACTTTTGAAATACTTTCTCAATAAGGTATATTCCGTCAATCATATTCCTTGACAATCGGTCAAGTTTAAACGCTACAACGCAGCTTACTCTTTTTCGGCTGCAATCATTTACAAGTCTTTGCAACCCCGGTCTGTCCATATTGGCGCCGGTGTAGCCGTCATCAATGTACCAATCTGTTATCACAAGTTCGTTTTTCCTACAGTAGTTTTCAATATCTCGCTTTTGGCTATCAAGTCCGTTGCCCTCAACAGCCTGTTTTTCCGTCGATACTCTCATATAAGCGACACATTCCATTGTCAATCCTCCTTTATGTAAAATGTGCCGCATTTATCACGTTATACGGCACATTTTAGCACATATTTATTTGTTGTCAATCACTTCGGCAATTATCTTCTGTAAGCTGTCCGGAATAGTTATATTTTCTACATCCACATCTACTCCGTTTTGAGTAACTTTAATCATTTAAAACCTCCAACTTACTAATCTTTTGCTTGATTTTACTGATTTTCCTGTTTATTGTCCTGCTGCTTGCAGACATACGCACCGCAATATCGGTTATGCTTTTATCCTGCGACAAAAGTTTAAAAATTCTCAATTCCTCATCAGTAAAATTGGCATTTTCTTTGATTTTTTCAAGTTCCGGCTTAGTCAGTTCTGATAACTTCATAAGCCATTCTCTCCTATTCTTTCTCTTTATTCTCTTTGTTTCTTGCTTCGTACTTAACGCAAGGTTTGTCATTTTCCTTGCCGCTGCAAATTAAAAAGTGTTTACATGTTATACATTCTCTCGTTTTCAAAATTTTATGCTCCTTAGTTTTAATCTTTTTCTATTGGCAACACATCTAGGGTCTTTTAACTTGTCAATGCACATATCGTAGTGGAATTGGCACACTTTATATCCGGGCAAGGCTTTCTCATTGCAAAAGCAACATAAACCTTGCTTTTCTTTTATTTCCCGGTTGAACTGTGCGTTATTTCTTACCTGCCTAGTTGCTCTGTCTTTTTCATGGCAAATTCCACACGTTCTGTAGCCATTGTCAGCTTTTCTTTTGCGGCATCGTGTACAAATGCCGTTTTCAACGCAATTTGCATAGGCTTTTTTACTCCAAACAGCATGCTCTTCGTTATATTGTTCACGTTTTCTATTTTTCATTACGTTTGCACACAACTTAGCTCTGCACTCCGGACAGCAACTTTCACTTGGACCTATTTCAATCTTGTGACACCTTGGACATATTTTATGGCTTTGGTACCATTCTCTTTCTTCTCTTGCATTTTTATTTCGCTTTTCACGGCAGGCTTCACAGTATACAGAGGTATAATCTTCTTTCAATTGTTTACCACAAGTTAAACACTTGTGGGCGGACAATCTTCGTTCCCTTAGTCTCACGTTGTTGAGATAGTTTTTGTTCATTTCTTACTCTCCCCATAAAACCAATTCCCTCTCTCATTACCCTTAATAATAAAAACCCTGCCAAAAGGTCTAAGTGCGTCCTGATTGTATTCCTCAACAACTTCTCTTTCGTTAAATTCAATGTAATTATCCCTGTATTTTTTTGCCTCCGTTAAATGCAAGAAAAGGTTTTTCCTGTATTCTTCGGCTTGCCTATGCATTTTTTCAAAGGCTATGTCGATTTTAGCCTTTTCTTTCAAGGTTTGGCACCTTTTTGTAATCCACTCCATTTTTGCCTCATATTTTGGTATTGTGTTAATTGACAGATTGCAATATCTATCAATGGATTCCTTTTCTAAGCCTTTTAAGGCTTCCTCACGCCTGCCGATATAGACATACCCACTCGCTGCCCCTACATACACCCACTCCCCGGAATAATCCAATATAGCTTCTTTAAGTTTCATACTTAATTCTCCTCTATTTCGATAACTTCAAATTCCCGAATCAAACAGTCCTCACATAATTCCTTTTCGCCGTATTTATACAGTTTATCTGTCTCTTCTTTACATTTGTCACAATACAAACGTTTGACCCTATAATGTGGACATAATTCATACTTGCACGGCAATCCACAATTCAGGCAATCGCTTTCAGACTTTATCATTTTATTTCTCCATTCTAACGTTTTTATCATTCATCCTTATCTGATATTCAAGTCCACATTCATCCTTAAGAATGTCAATTTGCTCTTTCCAGCTCGTATATCCCTCTCCGATACACTCTGCCTTGAAATTGAACCTCTTAATAAATCTCTGCAACCTCTCCCTGCCAAAGCCAAATTCATCGTGTAATGTCATACTGGCAAGTATTAGCACTGTGTCTAACATCATATTTTTAGCATTGTCTGTGAATTTCTGCAAATCATTATTTGATATTTTGAGGGGTATTTCGTATGCACCTCGGTATTTCAACTCTTTTTCCAGTTCGTCAAGACCGTGTTCTTTTGCATACCTGAACGCATAAGACATTCCCTCTCTTCTTGTTATTTCTTCTTTTGAACTACTCATATTGGCGTTTTCTTTCTTATTACACTACTGTATCTACTTGATTGATGTTCAAATTCCTAAACATGGCACACATAACATCAACAACAATGCTATTACCAAACTGTTTGTATAACTGCGTGTTACTGTTTACTTCTGCCATTTTGTCTATATCTTCATCAGATACACCCATCAACCGTCCACACTCTCTCGGCGTTTGCTTTCTGATACGATATTGTGTAGCGATATGACTATTTGCATATCCGTGTGTGCCGGCTACAAGATTAGCAGATATGCCGTTATCAGAAATAACTGTACCGCATTGGGAGCCATTGCTTGATATTTGACCGACTTTTTCAATAACAGCATTATCTGCATTAAACCCGGTCATATTACTACGTTCATAACCACTTAAAATTGTACTTGCAATGTCATTCTGTTTGTCTTTAGTGGATATACCTTGTTTTTCAAGGACCATATTGTCTTTTTGCACGCTCGTTAAGCAATTACTTGTACCCTGTATATTTGCTTCTAGCCTCTGTTCTGTCGGACTTCCTGTAGTCCTATTTGACGGATTATTAGGATTTCTACCACGCATAACAACTATCATAGGTTGCGTATTCCCTCCTTGCATTGTCCTTAATGTTGGCGATACAAATTCCTTGTCATACACATTTCCAGCATAATTACCGCCATCAAAAGAATATATATTTCCTAATTTTCTTTCTTGTATTTCTGCCATAATTACTCCTAAATCGTGTTTTTCAGCTTTTACACATCGGGAAATACCCCCCCCGATAATGCCTTTTTGAAATTTGTCTGAAACTTCTGTATATATACTTCCTACTACTTCCATTCGATTACTCCATTACTTCCATAATTATCAAGACCTTTATAATCTCTCGCTCTAAGAGTTACAGCTACATCAATTTGCCTGTCCGCAGTCTCTCCCATATCCTTTAACAACCAAGTTTCCGTCTGACCGCAAGTTTGATATTCCGCAGTCATATCTTGCCTTGATACAGTTTGCAACTTCTCTCTGCTGTGGCTTATTGATTGTTCCGTCAACGCAAGTCTGTCTGTCTGTCTG